GTGTAGGTGCATTACTTTTTGCAGTTCAAGTAATGCACCGTTATACTTTAAATTATTTTTTTTCGAGAAGCAACATAGGCAATTGTGTGCGTGAGATTATACACACACACTACCCCCGTAGAATCCGTTGACGGGGGGGCTTCCTCGCTGCGCCAGATGTGCTAGTTTCGCCTAAATGGAACAACGCATAGCTCATATTGGCTGTATATTGGCCTATATTCGTCTAACCTATTGATATCATTAGATATACTGTAGATTTACCTATATATATCCGATAATGTATATTATGTTAACTTTCGGTTTATCCGAAACTGTTGACTACAGTTTTGCTTTGCATTACGCGAGTGCGCCCGTGCAACGGCGTGCCAATGTGTTGTATCGCACGTTCTTGCGTCATGTTATGCCACCAGTAAGTCAATGCATTGTCTGCCCGGCTTCCTCAACGACTTGCTCATGCAGCTCTATGAGCGCCTCTGCAAGCGACTGTAGCACAGTCTGAGCCGGCACAGCAGTAAGCCTATCAGTTATATAATCGCATAGCTCGTTTAATTCGTGGTCACTCTCGTCGCTGTCAGAGCAATGTAAGTCCAATGTTAAGTTGATGATAAACTCTGACATATCCTTGCCTTGTAATGTGACCGCGTAGCTTGGAAGAGGAGGAAGAGCTACGCGGTCTAGTTCAGTGGGAAACATGTTGTAAATGCAAAAACAACACGCTTAGAGGGAGGAGAACCCACTGATCATACTATGCCTCATAAGAAGCGTTGTTTCAAGCCTACTTAACCTCATTAGACAACTCGTAAGCTAGTGCCAGATAACCGCAGCCATCGACAGAGCTATCCTGATGCACACCATTGCGCATCCTCGCAATCTTTAGCAGAGCCATCATGTTTGCCACGTCGTATGCTGAGATATGCCTGCCAAGATATGCCATCCACATCGTCGCAATGCAATTGAAGTTCTCCTCGGCACTTCCGTATTGCCGCGCACGATCTCCCGTAATCAGCAGGTTAGCCTTCGCCAGCACATCAGACCTCACCATGCTCTCCTTACCCATCGCTTGATCCACCTCGCCCTCGCTTGTTTCACGCTTGCCACCAGACGTTCCAATGCTTATCTCTTTTTTCATTTTATGCTCCATAATTCTTAACCCCGAAAAACACCTACTATTATTTACCTACTATTATATTATACCTATAGGTATAATAATATAATAATAGGTTTGGTACGGTATACTATTTACGATTAATAGGTTGTCCTCTAAGTTATTGATATTGTTATTATTAATGCTAATTAATAGGTAATTAATAGGTTTAATATTACTTCATTTTGCCAAAATCATCGGTAAACCAAATATTACCCTCATTTTGGACTATATGACCCCCTGAGATGAGGCCATTTATAGCTTGTTTGTACGTGCTGGATGGGTTTGATACGCCAGATACTTTGCCCAAAAAATGCTTCTTTATAGCCTCCTCTTCTATCATCCAGAACGTGTTAGATTCAGGATATCCTAAACCTGCTGGGTTAGCTCTGCCCACGCCTTCACCTCGCAGCTGTTGAAAGCATGTCTTAAATAATATCTGCTGCTTGCCTTTAATAGCTTTCTTATTGGCAGTCTCAACATCATCACTGCTTGCCGGCACAATAACACATGTCGTCACTGCATCGCCATCAGCGTCATGCCCAAGCTCAATCACATTCAGCTTGAAGTGAAACTTACGCCCACCCTCCAAGTCTCTCTGCTTGGTGGCTAATGCAGTACGCAAGCCTGTCGCCTCGTCATATGATAGCTCTATCTCAGTCTCCACAGCAGCCCTCAGTGAGCTATGCCCACGCGCCTTTGCGTCTAAGTTCTTGCCAGAATGATGCACTAACAACAGGTGGGCATCAGTTTCACCGCGTATCTTATCACACGCTGATATCACAGCCGTTGATGATGCAGGCGAATTTTCATCGCCGCCGGGCATTGATCTGGATAGCGTATCAACGATAATCATAGCTATATCGCCATGCGCTCGCTTCACCTCGTCACACAAATCAATGATAAGCTGCACATCAGCATTCTCCTCAAGCAAATTCACTGGCAATGCACGCATAGCTAATTTAGCCTCATGCTCTGGATATTGCTGACGTAAGGCTACGATTCTATTATGCGTAGTCATACCGCCCTCAAGAGCTAAAAACAGCACCACGCCGCCCTTCACCTTATTCCCATGCCAATCTTGCCCGGCAGACACATGCCACGCCACATCTTGCACAAAGAATGACTTACCAACATTACTTGGCCCATAAACCATCGAAAGCTGCCCAGCGCCAAACCAGCCTTTGACAAGATAACTCCTGTCTAATTGTGGCATTGCATCACCCGGGAAGAACACCTGATCCAACAGGCTCTTCACTTCCAATGCCTTTGCAGTCGCTTCTTTGCCTCGATTAACCCACATATCACTGAAGTCCCATCCGCCGACATCAGGCAGAATTGATTGAACACCATGATCAGCCACGCATTTTTCAATAGCTTTCATGCCTGCCTCGTCGTTATCACCCGCAATAACTATGCGTAAATTAGGTCTAGCCTCAAGCAGCTCACCTATCACGGCAGTCATATTGCCCGCAGATAATGCGAATACTGCTGGCCTGTCTGTCGCCATATGCACTGACATTGCAGTTGCCCAACCTTCGCAGATGTAAACTAAATCGTCTAATTTACCACCAATGACGCTAAAATTACCAACAACTGGCATACCTGACGAAAATTTCTTTGCGCCTGACGGATTAATGCTCTGATATCCAACACGCTTACTTTGCGCATTAATTATAGGTATATCTAATATGTCACCCTTTATAACAGCATTGCCCAGACCGATCTTTTTCTTAATGAGATATGGATGCGTAGCTTCTGGCTCTGCTTCAGGCCAACTTATGGTGTATTCTCTCGTCATAGGCTTCTCTGTTTCTTCAGGCCATAAACTCTGCCTTCGCAGCGCATCTTTTATGCCGGCAAAGTCTGAGCATTTACGGCAGCTAACCATCACTTGATTATCAGACGTTTCTTTGATCCAAAATCGATCTTCACCCTGACATACCGGGCAAGCACCATGATATTCTCCTATGGCGGTCTTTTTCAATGATAATGCGCTAATAATTTTATCTGAATATTGTTCCCAGCTTGCATTTGGAAATTTTGTGTTTTGCATTTTATCCCTTCCTCAATTTATCGGACACGTTGGACATGTCCCGCTTTTGTCTTGTCCTGTCTCGGACATAGTGGACATGTCTCTCAAATGTCCTGTCGTGTCCGTTAGACAAAACCTCGATAAGTTCTGTCTAACGGTGTGATTATTTAAAATGGAATGTCGTCTTCCAAATCATTAGATGCAGCTGTAGGCGCAGCTGGTGGCAGACCAAATGGGTCATGCTCAACACCATTAACAGGTGAAGCGCCGCTAGAATAACCGCCAGCAACTTCAGTGAATGGGTCTTCACTCTCCTGCTTTTCTGCCAGCTCCAACACCTGCACTGCACGTAATCTCAATGACACGCCGTTTAGTGTGCCAGTGTTGTACGGCACGACAGTAACCGCAACATTCACTGTTGAACCAGATGTAAGCTCAAATCCATCAGGCAGCTTCTTGCGTGATGCATCTACTTGGCGTGGTGGATTTGTAACCTCGCCTGAATAAGCGCCTTTTAACTTAGCTTTGCCTATCCAATCGCCTTGCTTATCATCATCACGCTTGTATGGCAGGTTTAACGGCTGGTCAGGCCATTTACGCTTACTATTGGCATCCATAGCCGCAGCGTTCTTGTACGCCTGCATACAAACAGCGTTCAGCTCTTTGCATTGCTCGCCTGTCAGATTAAATGACATCTCATATGCTGCGCCCTCCGCATCGGGTGAGCATTTCTGGCTCTTATATTCTTCCTGATCAAAACGGTAAGTAGAATTTAGCCTTGGGTATAGCGCCTTCACGCCAGATATAATATGTTGCATTATTTTGTCTCCTGCATGTTATCAAACCAATTTTTCAAATCTTCCTCAAGCCACCCAACAGCGCGATCCGCTAGCTTTACAGGTTTAGGAAATCTGCCTTCCGCCATCATGGCGTAAATTGTAGACCTAGATATACCAAATTGTTTTTCTATGTCCGTTCTTCTATAAATTTGTGGTAACATTTTGTTAACCCTCTCTTTAAATGTGTGCAGCACCCCTGCACTGGGATTCTTATAAGCCGTGGTCTTCGTCAAGATAAGCTGGAAGACTAATCGTATCCAACTCAGGCCATCCAGTGTCATAAGTGTTTGTATCTTGTGCCACTTTTATTTTGTGTAATGTCTTAAACATCTCAGCCTCGGCATACTTGTTATATTTATCTGACATCTCATAGCAGGCTGTAGCGTAACTGCTTTTCTCAGTAGCAATAAATATAAAATTTGTAGTTGGATAGCCGCATAACTTTAAGACGTATCGATAGAAACATGCCTGCAAATCATAGCGGTAATTTCTCACAGCCTTATCAAATCCACGATAGGATGCGTCTAAGCATGACTTTAGGTCTATTACTATGCCAGCCTCTTTTAGCAATCCATCCGGGCGAACCTTTAGCTCTAATTTGGTTTCTGGGCATTCAGCCACAAAGCTGTATTCAGCAAGCATGTCTTTGTTAGTCAATAAATTACGTGCCATTTTATTTTGCAGGCAACCGTCAACCATTTTTTGGCATTGCTCATACTCGCCTTCTGGCAGCAATATCTCGTCATCTCCAAGAAATGTTTCCTGATCTTTCCAAGCCTTGCTGCCACGACGTGGTAATCCAGAGTTAGTGACTAAGTTCTTCTCTGGCTCTAAAACCATAGCATGAAATGCTGATCCTAAAACCATAGCAGGCGTGGAATTAAACGTGGCGTTCTTCCAGTGATACAATGATGACGTTGCGACTGTCTTAACCGCGCTTGATGAAATTGCAGGCAGTTCGT